AACTTGCGATACATGTGAGTACCGTTGCCTATGTCCAAATGCCAGCCGTAGTGTCCCCCAACATTGTATTTCAAGAGTTGAAGTGCGTCTGCGCCTTGAAGTGAGTAGTTCCAGATTTCTGAGTTGACTTGCCTGGCCACACCTATGAGACTCTCGTAAAGGTCTTTGGCCTCAGTAACTTCTATCGGGGTTGCCAGCGTCTTTCGGATACTTTCGTTAAGAACTGACTTTGGCCCCAAGCCGGTTGTTTGAAGCTTACTTGAGTGGGTGTGAATTAAGTCACCGCATTGCTCTACGCTAAGCACTTGGTCTTTGGTAACCGAAGTAGGAGAGAACCTCATGGTACCCACCATGAAGTTCGCGTATATGAATGAGATGCAGGCAGCAGGGGCCCGAAGGCCCCCGCTGCTGCGGGAAACTGACACTCACCCGACAGTCGGGTGAGCCGTTCTGCATAGGTGTATCGCTACACCAGTTGCTACTCAGTGAGTAGGTTCTTTACTGCCTGACTTTGTTGCTTCAAGCAACGCGGCACAGCGACAGGGTCGTGATGAGGGTGGAACCCAAATCAAGGACGACCTTGAGCTCGTTGAGCGTGCTACCAGCAGTGGTAGCGGCTTCGGAGCCATCAGTCAAGGTGTCGATTTCCGTGTCGGTCACAGTGCCGGTCATGCTGTCGAAAGCATCGTTCAAGACGCCGCTGAGGTTGAGGTTGCTCACAACAGGTTGTGCGGCTTCGCCAGATTCAGCGTCGTTCATGATAGCTGCCATCAAAGCACCCTGCAAGTCCACCGTAGAGGTGAACTCACTTCGAGCGCTCACACCGTCAGCAGGGGAGGTCTCCTCATCAAACAAGTCGTCTGCCGTAGAGGTGGCAGCGTCTTGGATGGTGATAGCACCCACGGAGAGCATGGCTTCAGCAGCCAGGCCTCTGTACTCGTTGGAGGCGGAGGAGCCGTAGCTCTTGCCGCCAGCAAGGGGCACATTCGTGATGCTCTTCAAAAGACCGCCCTCAACATCGTCGGTGATGTCAGTGGCAAGTGCAGTCGTACCAGCAGCGTCAGTGACACCGCAGGTGTAGTCAGGTTTTAGGGCTCCAGGGAACCGCTGCGTAGCGAGGTTGTGAACCTTCTGAAGGTCTGCTTCAGTGTAGTCGTTGGTGTCGGCTTTCAACACCAAGACATTGGTTCGCACAAGCTGCAGTTGGGCTCCAAAGGCCACATCGAGTCCGCCAATAGATGCCATACTTGGTCACCTCCATTGGTTTTGTACCAAGACCCGTAAGGGTCTCAGCTCAACTCCCCGATGTTTTGGGTCAGCTGGATGAGCTCGTGGTGTTGACCGACAACGCTGCCGATGACACGCCACTTCTCAGCACCAGAGATGGTGCTGTTACCGAAGCTTGCAGCTCCGCCGACAACTCTGTGGGAACAGTTGATGTTCTTCTCGGGCTCAATCACGATTGGACTCTCGTACCACACAAAGGGCTCTTCGAGGACCTCGAAGATTTGTTGGTCAAGAACAGGCGTTTCGATACCAGAGATAGCCCACTGGTGCTCGGTGATGAGCAGTGGGGTAACGGGGTATTGAATACCCATGATGAGATAAAAGAATTCCTCGAGGGACTTGAACGACAAAGTCTTGCTAGCCCAGCCGAAGGAGTCAACACTCACGCTGTTAGGGTTGCCCGTGCTTCCCGACGAGGGGATGAGCCACTGGCCGTAGGTACCGAGGATAGAGAACTGGTCAGCTCTCAGGATACCCTTGCCGTAGTCGCCCTTGGGCCACACGCCTTGCGAACCTTGTCCCCAGTGGGGAAAGTTCGAGGCGATTTTCGTTTCAATAAGGGACAGATAAGACTTAATCTGTCCAGTCGGTCTATCGTAGTAAGGTCTAAGCTCCATGCATAATCACTTCCATTTTTGTTTTTGTTTCGCCCGTTTGGGCAAATAGTCCCACTGAGGTACTACATATAAAGAAGTCGGTTGCTTTGAATCTCACTTGAATCCCCGTAGACATCTTTTTAGATGTGGCGGCTATCGGCCAAACATGTCCAAGGAGACTACCAAGCAGATAACTATCCGGTTTAACTTGAGCGACTGGATTCAGATACTTGGTGAAGCTGATGATGAAGGCATCAAGCCGGTACAGTATATTCGGAGTACTATACTAAAGAGACTTAGTGGTACTCTTGTTGATGTTAAGTCGATTGATGCCTATCTTAGACAAAGGGAACGAGACAACCTCATCAGCAACCGAAGACAACTTTAGGTGGGCCGTCAGAGAAACCGGGCGAACAAACCCACTCGAGGACTGACGGCCCGGAGACCCCGAGCAATCTAACGCACAGGACTTCCGTTCTTAAAAGGTGGGGACGAGAGCAGAGATGAAAGAACTTTGCTCGGGCACTCTCGCCCCCGACTGTGCCCAAAGGTGAAAATAGACACAGAGAGGAACCCCGAACAAAGCGAGAGTTCTTTCGAGGCACCACCGAGGCTCCCCGAAGGGAGCCCCGATGGGACTCAACTGACGCAACACCTTGCCCCCGAAGGGGCAGGGTGCTGCCGTTCTTCTAGGTATGTCGCCATACCCGTTCTACTCAGTGAGTAGGTTCTTTACAAGCTGCCACTAAGTCAGTGTCTTCAGAAGACATTGACTCGAGGTGCGGAGCCGACACCAAAGAGCTGAGCGTCTTGTGGTGCAGGGAGCATCTCGGGTGCTTCGCCCATGCCTTCGTGGACACTACCGAGGTAACCAAGGTAGCCGCCTCTGTAGCCAGCGATGCTTCCTCTGTAGCCGTTGATTGGGCTCACAGACTGGAAGTACCGGGTAAGAGCAGGCACTCTGCTGACAAGAACACCAGCGGTGAGGACACCGATAGCGGTCATGTTAGCAGCGATGGCCGTGGACTCACGAACACCGGCAAAGTTAACTGCGGCGTAAGCGAGAGCCGAGGACACACCGATACCCATAGCGAGCTGGCCAATCTCCGTAGAGACATACTGACCAATCACTGGGATTTTGTTCAACTGACGGGTGAGGTTGACTCTGTCAGCGACCATCACAGCAACCGAGGGCAGAGCGAGACCAGCAAGGACAACACCAAGAGCGGACATGTCCATGTGCTTCTTCACGAAGGCCGTGAAGCCGCCGAGGCGGGGCATCTTCATTCTGCGAGCGCTTCTGCGTCGAGCAGTTCTGCGTCGAGCAGTTCTGCGTCGAGCACTTCCTCTGCGGCGCGTGGTTCTTCTGCGGCGAGCAGGTCTTCTGCGCTTGGTCGTCTTTCTGCGTCGGGTCGTCTTTCTGCGTCGTGCAGGAGACTTCCTTCTGCGACGGGTCGTGGACTTGCGTCGGGTCGTCTTTCTGCGTCGTGCAGGAGACTTCCTTCTGCGACGGGTCGTGGACTTGCGTCGGGTCGTTCTTCTGCGCTTAGCAGGCGACTTGCGTCGGCGGGTCGTGGACTTGCGTCGAGTCGTTCTTCTGCGCTTAGCAGGAGACTTTCTTCGACGGGTCGTCGACTTGCGACGGGTTGTCTTTCTTCGTCGAGCGGGTGCTCGGCGGCGAGTCGTAGATTTACGAGCTGCCGTCTTTCTTCGTCTGGTGGTAGTTTTTCGTCTAGCCATAGTTTTACCTCCCTTTCGGGAACGAGTACTAGCTTTGCGCTTAGTTGAGCTCTTCCGACTCGCAGCCTTTTTGGCAGCTCGTCGCTTAGCAGGTCTGCGAGGATTCAAGATAACAACTTCCTGCAGAGGCATGGTACTCACCCTACCCGAACGATGTCATACATATAAAGAAGTTGGAAAGTATGACAATGTGAGAAGTGTAATAAGTGCAGGTACTTTCGCAGTTTTGATGAGTAGCAGGAGGCAGGCTCAAAATCGAGTCAAGTCTACTCCTGTTACAGTCACTATCGACAAGCAGCTGCTTGACTGGCTAGAGTATCACTTAGAGATTCGCACTTTTGCTAATCGTAGCCATGCAGTTAACCAGGCTATTGGCTTTCTCAAGTGGACTCTAGAAACTAATCCACAGGCATTCTACGGGGAGCGACCTGTTCGACAACCTCAGCCAACTCGTCAGCCGCAGCCCGATATAAACCAGAACCGGCCTCACTGATAAGTAGCGTAACTGTTGGGAGAGATAAAACAAGTCCGCAGTAGTTTGAACAGAAGGTAACTTCGGGGTTCATTGTGATAACTTCTACTTCTGAAAAGTTATCTAGATATCCTAGTACAGACATGTTTACATCGCTATCTGATACTCCTGGTATTTCTGTTACTACAAAGTCAAGTGACTCAAGTTTGCCAGCGGTGGTTGGGTCAAAGGTTCGTATGTCAATGTGGAAGTCGGACTTGACTCCGGCCTCGTGGAGTTCTTTCATGAAGCTTGAGTTAAGCGTATCAGAAGTATTGTGGTTCACTACCGCATCGGAAGTTTTTGGAGCCAACAAAAAGGACTCTATGCTACGGTGATTAAGGGAAGCCACGAGCATCTTTGCGAAGTGCACCGATGTTGGCGAGGTGCGCGAATCGGTGACTGTGATAACTACCATCTAGAAAGCCTCAGCCCAC